GTAAACGGTCCACCAAAAATTAACTTAAATTCACTTAACAATCTAAAAGTCTTCAAACTCAGTTGGAATGATCTTCATTTCCACAATTGCGCCTAGCCCGTCGACGTGAATTCCAAGTGCGTAGAACTGCTTGAGCATCTCTGGACCTGGATCGAACTTGATTCGACTTAAGTTGTGTCTGTGAACAAAGAAATTGAAGTACTCACAGAAAGTGATGTCCTGGTAACCACCTAACTTGTAGAAAGCAAGCAGACGTGCTGCTGAGTTTTCAAGTGTCTTGATATCTCTTTCTGGAGCGAGTAGTCTTGAGAACCACTCACTTGTTGGTCGGTAAAGAGCATCACCTTTAAACGTATAGCCTAAAAACCTAATTTCGCCTGTTCTCTAAGCGATAACGATCTTCTTCTCATTAAGAACCATATTGAAAAAGGACTTTGCATTGCCTATCAATCTCGATTTGTTTAGTTTGCTGAACTGTTCTGATGGGAAGAAAGAAATTGAGTCATCGCCAAGATAGCGGTCCTTATCGCTTTTCATGCCGAGATACGAAAAAAGCGTCCTTGTTACTAGCATGTTAACGATTGAACCGATGAGCTACGTAAAACCTGAGCCCGAGGGAATACCTCTGTTTTTCTGCTTCGTCGTGCCATCTGGCATCATCAATCTAGTGTTAATGAAAGAATCGACTATGAAGTCAAAGACGCGACGGTAGTAAGGAGCTGCATCTTCATTGATAATGCACAAACTCCAAATGATCTCAAAAGCGAGGCGAATCAGCCAAGCTGGAACTGTTGAATCGAAACCTTTCCAGTCGAGCGTGACTGTGAACAAACCATCTGTAGCGTCAAGGTGTGTCATCTGAATAGTACGAAGACGAGATAGTTGATCTTTGCCAAGCAGTAACGGGCCATTGAGATCATCCTTAATTCGGTCGGCTAACGGTTGTGAGAAAAAGGACTCTAATAGTAAAGTCTCAAATGGATAGATCCAGACTAAACGTACTTTTGGATCTTCGATAGGAGACAGTTGTGTACGGAAGGCAACCTTGCAAGCTGGTTTTTAGAAGTACTGTCGGCGATACAAACAGCTCTTCATATAGCACGAAACTAACCACGCCTCCTCAAGAACTTCACCCTTCTGTTTTCCTGGCCAGCTGACACCTGCTGACTTATGCATGTTCTTCATTGTCGGTAGAGTTGTGAGGTCGGGAGTAAAGGAATACTTCTGAAGTTGTTTCTGTAGTACGATTACCTCTCTAGCCATGAGAGAGAGTATCCTATCATTTGGTTGCGTTGTACACTTCGTACTGAAATTGTCGAGTCCAGCGAGACCGATGTCTAAATCTGTGCGTCGGCCTGTTTGTTTAAGAAACGAGAGTTATTATTAGGTCAGGAAGTCAGCAAGAGCGCGTTCATGTGCGAAGTCTTTCCTCATTCCTGGTTAACCAGGACCGTAGACATATCCAACACAGTCTCTGACTTCTACGATCTTCGATTCAGGCTCAGACTTGACTAAAGTCTTTAATGCATGTAACTGTTGCTCAGCCGTCATTGCCTAAAAAGATGAAAGGTGACTCTCAGTTTCGAAGCTTTCGTAATCATGGTGTCGATTACTTGACTACGAAAACGGACTAGTTGATCCGATTTGGTAATTTGAACGACCACAAGCAACTTTTT